TTTTCACCGGTTGCTTGAACTGTAAGTTTTAGATTAGCAGATGTTGAATTCGCCATTTTTTAATTCCTTATTTGTTCATTTTATTAAAAATATGAGTTTCTGTCAAACTCATTATGCAGCTACTTCCTGCCATCCAGGAGGATCTAAAGGCGCTGAACCTGTATTAACTTCGTTCCAGATCAAAGCACTACCATTTCCTTGTGCCATAGTCAAGCTCAAACCTGTTAATTGAATATCTATGTGAATATTAACGGAAACTGAAGCTAATTGATTATTCATTGAAATTCCAGTTACTGGAACTTCTTGACCAGGAACACCTACTGCCGTTCCTAAAGCAGCTGTCATTGCAATTCCTGAAGGAGATGCACCTGCACCAGCTTGACCCACAAGAGTTCCTAAATTAGCAACTGCTAAGTTTCCAGTCACAGCAGCATCTGGCGCTGGATCTACATTACCAAGAGTTACATTAGCTACGTTTAAAGTATTAAGAGTTAAAGTTGCACCACCAGTGGCTGCCAATGTTCCAGCGGCTGCTGTCATTGCTATACCAGTTACGTCTACATTTGCAAACTGGCCTTCAACACCCCATGCATTTACATTCCAACCTTGTCTACCCCAACCTGTTTGGTTAAATGCATCTACAGATCCAAGACCCATAGACATTGCAATACCTGTAGCCATTGCATCAGGACCAGCGTCAGCTACTCCCTCTGCTGCAGTTAATGCAACACCTGTTGGAAATGCTTTTGTTTGAATATCAATGGTTGGAGAACCAAGAGTAGTTGTTATAAGTTGATTGTTATTTGTAGATGGACCAGTGTTTACACTGATGTTTATTTGTTCATTACCTAATGTGGCTGTAACAGGAAAGCCTGTTAAAAGAACATTACCAGCAATACCCCAAGCGCTATCATTCCAGTTAAGTCTACCCCAACCAGTATTAATCTCACCAACGGTTGTCTCGTCACCTAAAGATGCAGTGAAAGCGATACCCGTAACTGTAAAAGTTGGGTCCGCTGAATCGTTCCATTGGTTTTGACCCCAAAAGCCAGTACCCCAAGTTCCGGATGCCATAGGAGTTTACCTCCTACGATTAACCAGAGATCCTTAGAATCGCTGCTGTTG